CTTATCTGCCCTAAAGACAGAAGATCCAATAGCCTATGCTGTTGCAATGGCAGAGAAAGTAGAGAGAGACAAGCAGCTTCAAGCGGTGCAGATGGAGCGAGCAAGAGTTCAACAAGAACAGATGGCTCACCAGCAAACACTTCTACAGAAGCATATGCAAGTCGAACAACAAAAGTTGGTCGAGGCGATCCCAGAGTTCAAGGATGATGTGAAAGCCGAAGTAGTCCGTAGAGACATCCGCAATTATGCGAAATCTATTGGATTTACTGACCAAGAGCTGTCTCAGGTTTACGACAGTCGAGCTGTATTAGCCCTCTATAAAGCAGCGCAATATGATAAGTTGATGGCAAATAAAGGCGCAGCCACCAAAAAGGTAGCTACCGCACCAAAGACTATCAGACCAGGAACATCTAATCCGCAGAGTTCTGAAAATGAAGCAATGAAAAAAGAGAGAGCCAAACTTCGCCAATCTGGTAACAAGAAGGATGCGGCTCGATTATTTGAACGATTTTTATAAAGGAATTAAAAAATGGCAGCATATGATCGCTATACAGCAATTGGTGCTCGTGAGGACTTAACCGATGTTATCTATGACATCAGCCCAACCGACACCCCAATCATGTCATCTATTGGTAAAACCAAAGCGACATCTATCAACCATGAGTGGCAGACAGATGCTCTTGCAGCAGCAACTACAGCTAATGCTTTAGTTGAAGGTGCATCGGCTTCCGAAGCTACAATCACCCCAACAACTCGCTATGGCAACCTTACACAGATCGTAGGTAAGACTGTTATGGTTTCTGGCACTCTCTTGGCTTCTGACCTTGCTGGTCGTAAGTCTGAGATGGCTTATCAGTTGGCTAAAGCCTCGTCTGAGATCAAGCGAGACATCGAGACAATCATCACAGCTAATCAAGCTCAAGCTGCTGGTTCGTCTGGTTCGTCTGCTCGTAAGATGAGTTCTTTGTTGTCTTTCATCAAGACAAACACAAACAAAGGCTCTGGAACGACTGCTGGTGCTGACCCAACAACCATTGGTGTATCTACTCGCACAGATGGAACAACTCGTGCATTTACAGAGACATTCCTCAAAGATGTAGTTGCCAAGGTATTTGCAAGTGGTGGCACACCATCGGCATTGTTTGTTAGCCCTGCACAGAAGCAAGTTGTATCAGGCTTTACAGGTTTGGCAGCACAGCGTTATCAAGTGCCTACAAGCGGTCAAGCAACAATCCTAGCTGGTGCTGATTTGTATCAGTCCGACTTTGGTGTATTGCAGATTGTTCCTAACCGCTTTATGCGGACTCGTGATGCCCTCGTGCTCGATCCTGAGTATGCAGCTTTGGCATACCTGCGCCCATTCCAGACCAACGACATTGCTCGTGTAGGCGATGCTGAGAAGAAACAAATCTTGGCTGAGCTCACACTCGAAGTTCGCAATGAAGCTGCTCATGGCGGTGTATTTGACTTATCTTGATAAAATCTAGATAGTCTGTAGAATAGGGGATGGGCAAAACTCATCCCCTTTCTATATAGGTGGTAAATGAAAAAACTCTTAGGTGTAGTAGATGGTGAAGTAAGAACAGTCCATTCTGATGGAGAGGGCGGTATTATAGTCCATTCTCAGACCGACTTAACCGATTTTATTGAGCATACAAAAGCACAATATAATGAGAATCCAGGTAAAACTGGATGGTCTGGCGAGTTGCTAGACAAAAAGAACAAGATAGCCTCTTTACCTTTAGCAATTATCAATGAGCTAAATGCAAAGGGGATTATGCGAGGATTCCATATCCTTGACCAAAAAGCCCTAAAAGTATGGCTAAATGACCCTGATAACAGGGTTTTCCGCACTAGAGGCGGTGAAGTATGAGGATTGCTGTTTTAATCCCTGCTAGAGGGCAAATGGAGGTCGCTACAGCTTTTGATTTGGTGGCGATGTGTGCCTATACCATTAAGACCACAAATCATGATATAGACCTTTTTACTAGCTCTGGCACTCTGATCTTTGACCAGAGGAATAATTTGGTAAAAACCGCTTTGGATATAAAGGCAGATTACCTGTTATTTGTAGATGCGGATATGAGGTTTCCTAAAGATACCCTCAAGATCTTAATGGCTCACGATAAAGATATTATCGGAGTCAATGCGACTACAAGGTCAGAGCCAGTAAAACCAACAGCCAAGAATATGCACATCAATGAGGATAACTCGATTGATTGGATGCCTATTTACTCAAATGCCAAGACAGGAATTGATATGGCAGATGGGATTGGATGCGGAGTAATGCTAATTAAGCGAAAAGTAATCGAAGGGATGGAAGAGCCTTACTTCTACTTTGAGCAGTTGCCAGGCAACAAAATACTAGGTGAGGACATTTACTTTTGTGTCAAAGCAAAAGATGCTGGATTTGATACTTGGGTCGATCATGACCTATCAAAGCAGATTAAGCATATCGGTCAGTATGTTTATGGCTGGCATAACATCGAAATACCACAAGATTAAGAGAGATATATGGCTTATACCAATTATTCCGATCTGCAAGCATCGGTGGCTAACTATTTAGGTCGCTCAGACTTAACCACAGTTATCCCCGACTTTATCCGCTTTGCAGAGCTAAGAATGGCTAGGGATCTCCGCACAAGGGAGATGCTAAAGTCTGCCACAGCACCAACAGTAAGTGGTGATGGCAAGGTAGCACTACCAACAGACTTCTTAGAGATTCGTGATCTCCATGTTCAAGGTAGCCCAAGATTCCCAGTAACCTATATGTCTCCTAGCGCATTTACTAGAGATGCTTTTGCCGATGAGACAGGCAAACCAGTTAATTACACAATCTTGGCTTCCGAGTTTTTATTAGCTCCAATCCCTGACACCAACTACACATTAGAGATTCTTTACTATGCTAGACCGACAGTTCTGTCTAACACAAATGCTTCTAATGTCTTTTTGGCTAACTACCCAGATGCTTTGCTTTATGCTTCTCTAATCGAGGCAGAACCATACCTAATTAACGATGCTCGCAGTCAAACTTGGGCAGCCTTGTATGACCGAGCAATCAACAATATCTCGACTGCTGACCAGAATGGTGAGTATTCGGGTGTGCCTTTACAAATGCGAGTAACCTCAAGATAAGGAATCAAAATGGCTGAAATGTCAAATTACCTAGAGAATGCACTTATCAATGCAACTCTAAGAGCAACAACCTTTACCTCTCCTGCTACAGTCTATGTCAGTCTGCATACCGCAGATCCGACAGATGCTGGCACAGGCACAGAGGTTAGCGGTGGATCATATGCTCGCCAATCTGCTACTTTTGCAGCTCCTAGCAATGGTGCTAGTGCTACCAATGCAGACATTACTTTCCCACAAGCCACAGGCAACTGGGGAACAGTAACCCATATTGGTATCTGGGATTCGCTAACTACAGGCAATCTTTATTACCACACCCAGTTAGACGCATCGAAGTCTATTGATACAGGCGATATTTTTAAAATTGCCTCAGGCAGCCTGACAGTAACTCTTGCCTAATCCATGCCAGCCGATTATTGTGGCGCATTCACAATTGATAACATTGATGAGTTCGGAACTCTTGAACAAATCCTTGTGTCATTTGATGACCCTGCATGGAACTCGACTAGCACCTGTATCTACTATGGAGATGCCAGCATCTCTGGTGTCGCTAGTGCTAGTGCTAATGGCTATGCGATAAGGAATGCCTCAGGATCAATAACAGGCACAGGCACAGTAACTGCCGATGCAATAAGAACTAGAACTACATCAGGCGCAATTACAGGCGATGCCACAGTAACCGCTAATGGCTTTGCAATTCGTAGTGGATCAGGCTCAATAACAGCCCAAGGAACAGTCAATGCAGAAACAATCAGGGTTCGAACAAGCACAGGCTCTATTTCGGGTTTGGCTGTGGTCTCGGCAAATGGATATGGAATATTTGCAGGATCTGGTGCAGTCTCAGCTACAGGCACAGTATCGGCAGATGCTCTCAGGATTAGAACAAGCTCTGGCTCTATTTCAGCATCAGGGTCTGCCTCTGCATCAGCAATCAGAGAAAGACTAAGCTCTGGCAGTATTTCAGCAACAGCAACAGTTACAGCATTAGGTGGTGTGCAGTTTAGTGGTGATGCATCAGTAACCGCATTTGCCACAGTAACAGCAAATCCTGTAGCGATTTACAGCGCAGTTGCAACAGTAAATGGTATAGCCCTAGTCAATTGCTTTGGCAGAGTTCTAGGCGATAATTGGACAGACGAAACAGTAGGAACAGAGGCTTGGACAGGTGTAGCACCGAGTGC